AAACGAAAAAGTACAAGATGTTATTGGAGCAATGCTTTCAGGAAATACTGAAACTGGCATTACCGTAACATATGAAGATTCAGACGGAACAATTGATTTTGTAGTAGCAGATCAATTTAGTACTCATTCAACATCAGATTTATCAGAAGGAACAAATCTATATTATACAACTGAAAGAGCACAAGATGCAGTTGGAGAAGCAGTAGGTACAGGATTGTCGTATGACGATGCAACTGGTGCTATTTCTGTAAATACAACTACAATTCAAGCTAGAGTGACAAATGTTTCAGACACTGAAATTGGATATTTAGATGGCGTAACATCAGCAATTCAAACACAGATTGATAATAAAGCTTCATTATCTGGAGCAACATTTACAGGAGCAGTTTCTGGAACAAGCATGACTCTTTCTGGAGATTTAACAGTTAATGGAACAACTACTATTATAAATAGCACAGCAGTAAATGTAAATAATCAAGTAATTTTTGAAGGCGCAACCGCAGATGCTTTTGAAACAACATTAACTACTGTTGAACCAACAGCAGATAGAAGCGTTTCACTTCCAGATGCTACAGGAACAATTGTTTTAGCAGACAATACACAAACTTTATCAAATAAATCAATTAATTTAAATGCAAATACATTGGTTACTACTCTCGCTCAATTAAACACAGCAGTATCTGATGCTGATTTAGTAACACTTTCAGGACTAGAAACACTTACAGGTAAAACATTAACTTCCCCAAAAATAAATGAAGACGCGGCTCTTGGAGCAACTTCTACAGAATTAAATATTCTTGACGGAGCAACCCTAAGTACTGCAGAATTAAATATTCTAGATGGTGTAACCTCTTCAACTGCAGAGTTAAATATTCTTGACGGTGTTACATCAACAGCTGCAGAATTAAACGTACTTGATGGAATTACTTCATCCACTGCAGAGCTAAATATTCTTGATGGCGTTACATCTACTGCTGCAGAATTAAATATTCTTGATGGTGTTACAGCTACCACAGCAGAGTTAAATAAACTTGCTGGAGTTACTGCAACTTCAGCTGAAATTAATACATTAGCTGGAATTACTTCTACCGCTGCAGAATTAAATATTCTTGACGGTGCTACTCTTAGCGTAACAGAACTTAACTATGTAGACGGAGTTACTTCAGCTATTCAAACTCAACTAGACGCTAAGCAAGCAGTCGTTGCTAATGTGTCAGATACTGAAATTGGATATTTAGATGGAGTAACTTCATCTATTCAAACTCAACTATCTGGAAAGCAAGCAGTAGTTGCTAACGTATCAGATGTTGAAATTGGCTACCTTGATGGAGTTACTTCAGGCATTCAAACACAATTAAATAATAAGCAAGCAGTCGTTGCTAATGTGTCAGATACTGAAATAGGATACCTTGATGGAGTTACTTCCGCAATTCAGACTCAACTTGACGCCAAGCTAGCTTCTGCCACAGCAGCATCAACTTATGCTCCATTAGCTTCTCCAGCACTTGCTGGAACACCTACAGCACCATTAGCAGTAACTGGAACTAATACAACACAGGTTGCTACAACAAGTTTTGTACAGCAAGAACTTGCCGTATTAACAACTGGCGCTCCAGGAGCCTTAAATACTCTCGATGAACTTGCAGCAGCACTTGGCGATGATGCCAACTACGCAGCTACAATTACAACAGCGCTTGGAAATAAGGCCCCACTTGCCTCTCCTACATTTACAGGAACAGTTACTCTTCCTGCAGCAGGAATTGTATTTACAGATGGCACACAAGCAAAAGAGGGCGTTCCTTCACGAACACCAATTATTCAAAAGACAGCATCTTATACGCTTTCAGCACTTACTGAAAGAGATTCATTAATTGAAGTTTCTTCAGCTTCTGGCGTAACAATAACAATTCCCGTAGATGCTACTTTAAACTATCCAATCGGAACATCTATTGATATTCTACAAACTGGTGCGGGACAAGTAACAATTGCCCCAGTATCAGGAACAGTTACAGTCAATGCCACACCTGGCTTGAAACTTCGTACAACTTGGTCGTCTGCAACTCTCTTTAAGAGAGCAGCAAATACTTGGGTTGTATTTGGCGATCTAACAGCGTAATACAAAATTCAATAAGAAATTAGGAGATAAAAATGGCATCAGGTAAAAAAATAGGTAAGAAGTCTCAAGCATCAAATGATTTCTTAGAGCCAATGGCTCCTACTGGTGTAACAGCAACAAATGTTGGAACAGGAAGAGCATTTAACAATGGTGCAGCCACAGTTACATTTTCTTTGCCTGCACTATCTCCTGCCGCTACATCATTTACTGTAACCTCATCCCCTGGCGGATATACTGGCACTGGAGCATCTTCTCCAATTACAGTAGCAGGTTTGCAGTCTAGCACAGCCTATACATTTACCGCAACAGCTACTAATGCTGCAGGAACGTCTGTAGCCTCTTCTGCTTCAGGTTCTATTACCGCAACTACAGTCCCAGCAACAATGTCTGCTCCAACCCCAACTGCTGGAGTTAATCAAAACTCAATTGCTTTTTCAGCTCCAGCAACTGGTGGTAGCACTATTACTGGCTTTACAGTAAATGGTTCTGATGGAACTTCTGGTACAGGGGCTACCTCTCCAATTGTTATTGCTGATACTGGTGGAACTTCTCAGACTTATACAGTTATAGCAACTAATGCTAATGGTTCTGGTATTGCTTCTGCCGCATCTGGATCAGTTACTACTTTATCTCCATTCTTCCCACCATTCTTCCCGCCATTCTTCCCGTTCTTCCCACCATTCTTCCCGCCATTCTTCCCGTTCTTCCCGTTTTTCCCACCATTCTTCCCACCATTCTTCCCGTTTTTCCCACCATTCTTCCCACCATTCTTCCCGCCATTCTTCCCACCGTTCTTTCCATTCTTCCCGTTCTTCCCGTTCTTCCCACCATTCTTTCCACCATTCTTCCCACCGTTCTTCCCACCGTTCTTCCCATACTTTCCACCAGCAGGTAATTACTATTGCAGCGGTGTCGATGCGTACTACGGGATGTGCTACAGCTTTAGCGATTGCGAATCCTATTTAAGCGGTGGGGCATGCTAATATATATACCAAAAGAGGAGAAATAATGATTACAGATGAAAATATTACATATGTTTATGAAAGAGACAACAGTCAAGGTGCTCCATTAGTTTTTGTTATTGATGAAGAATGCTTGTATGATTTTGTCGTAACACCGTACGGCGTTGATTTGTTTACAAAAAATAAAGGTATATCAGACCTGTCTCTTGAATACCCAGAACATGATGGAAAAACACTTCAGATTATTAAAGAAAATGATGAAATTGAAATATATCAAACTAGTGAATACTTTGGTTCAATTTTATTAAGTAATCCAACCGTTGTTAGCGCACTTGATTATCCATATGGGCATCATGTTGTGTCTCCACATGCAAAATTTGATGGAGAAAAATTTATGATTAAAAATAAAACAGTTTATCAATCTTCTCTATTAACTGAATGGCATATAAAAAATCCAAATCACCCTAACTACATAGCCCCGTAAAAAAATTTTTGTATTTATTTGATAGATATGATATACTTAAAATAAAAGGAGTATGTTGTTGTCAGAAAAAAGTGCATGGGAAAAATATAAAGAAAAAAATGGTGCAACCCCACTAGACATGTTAAATCCAAATACAAAACGTATACCAAAAGAAGATTCTGATAAAAGATTTAGCATTTGCAAGACGTGCCCTGAATTAATTAAACTAACATCTCAATGTAAAAAATGTGGCTGTTTTATGAAAATAAAAACCACCCTTGAAATAGCTAAATGTCCAATAGGAAAGTGGTAGCTCTCACCTTATTTTGTCTTAAATAGCTTTTTTATGCTATAATAAATTATAACCTTAAAAGATGGGGATCTTATGGATATTTACAATGAAAACAACAATCATTGGTTTACAAAAGATAGGTCTGAAACAGCTTCAGATAGAGTTGCACGATTAATGCCTCAAAGCAATATTTCAATTAGTAATCCAGGACTAGGACTAAACATTTATCACAATGTTTTTTCTAAAGAGGATTCAGATAGATACATTAATACACTTGAGCATAATCTTTCAGGAAACAAAAAATATAAATGGTCAGAGGCCAAAGTTACAAACTCTGATGCTCCTATTAAAAAAGCAAGAGATTGTGTAGACTTTAAATACAAGCAAGAGAATCTTGGACCAAGAGATGAGTCTAATAAAGATTTAATTGATCTTCACGAAGAGATATACCAAAAGTTAAAAATGTGTGTAGATGATTATGCACATTACTGGGGCATAAATGTTACATATTATGAAGCATTTAACTTTGTAAAATACGAAGGTGAAGGAACTCACTTTAATATTCATGCTGATCACGGCCCTGCTTATAACTGTACCGTTTCTGCGGTAATCTATATTAATGATGATTACGAAGGCGGGGAAATTAAGTTTCCAAGATTAGATAACTTTGTTCATACTCCAAAAGTTGGAGATATAGCAATTTTTCCTTCAAACTATATCTACGAACATGCGTCATTGCCAATGAAAACAGGAACTAAATATTGTGTTGTTATTATGACAGATATAAACGAGCTGAGCCATTAATGAACAAGTTGGCAATCTTTAGATCTTTCAGACCTTGGCTAAATAAGGATAGTGTTTCTGTTCCAGCACCAACACAGAATGTTATTCCTCAATGGTATAAAGATGCAGACAGATTTGCAAAAAATCCAATTAACAATGAATATTATAATGCACCAAAAGAAACTTGCCCCTTTCCAAAAGACGGCACAGCAGATGATTATGGAAAAATTCCTACATGGAAAGCATGTCCAGCAATTATGGATGCATTTTCAACAGGGTATGTTTTTAAAACTCCTTGCGACTTAGTATTTTCTAAAAATACACAAGGAGTTATTGGTGTAAAAATTGAAGATAAAAGGTATCAAGATTTTTGTACACAAAGACCTCCAATGCCACAGTTTGAGCACCCAAAAGGATTCTATCAACATCATTTTGCCTGGAGTTCAGATTGGGGACTTGAGCTTCCAGAAGGTTATAGTGCGCTATTCATGACACCAATGAATAGGTTTGATTTACCATTTTTAAATACAACAGGGATTGTTGACTCAGATAAGGTTCATCTGCTTGGAAGCTTTCCATTTTTTATTGCAGAGGGTTGGGAAGGAACAATACCAGCAGGCACTCCATATTTACAGGTTTTGCCATTTAAAAGAGAAAACTGGGAAAGTCAGGTAGAAATATTAGAACAGTCTAAAATTTATGAAAAAATGTTTAGCAATATGAAGTTTTATAGACAGCCTGATGGCGGGGTATATAAAAATAAAGTCTGGTCAAGACGAGAATATAAATAGGGAGAATAGTATGCAAACATGGACAGAAAAGGTAGACCTTGGCAGTGGAATATATGTTTACAAGGGTGTAATTAAAAAAGAAATTGATGTAATAAAAAGACTTGAAGATAACCTTAAACCAGAAGGAGATACCACTGGATATAGCTGGCAACCCGCATATGTGGGTTACAAACAACTAATGCCAGACTATAGAGATTGTAATGACTTTAAGTTTAAGAAGACAGATATTGAAAATGATAAAAGTCAAGTCAGCTTGAACCTTCAGTCTCTCTGGCAAGATTTGTATGATGTAAAATCACCAGCAGTAGACGATTATTGCAGAATGTATAATATTAATAATTTAAAATATTGGGAAGCTTTTAACTTTATCAAATATGGCCAAGGTCAACACTTTATGGAACATCATGATCATGGGTTTTCTTATAATTGTACTGTTTCTTTAGTTTCATATGTCAATGATGACTATGAGGGTGGAGAACTATTCTTTAGACTACAGAACTTAAAAGTCAAAGCAGAGGCGGGGGATTTATTTATTTTCCCATCAAACTTTATGTATCCACATCAAGCTATGCCAGTAACTTCTGGAACTAAATATTCTATTGTAACGATGCTTGATTACAGTAAAAAGTTTCATACTCCAGAAATGTATAGCGCAGAGGCAGACTAATGTTTAATATCTCAGTTGAAAAAACACAGCTAGCTTTGTTTGATATTAAGCCTATGTCAATTAAAAGAGATTGGATGGACGTAACATCAGAAGGCCATGCCTATAGATGTTTTCCAGTAACCCAATCAAACGTAATTGGCTGGAGCCTTTCTTGTGTAGAAGATATTGAGTTTATTTGGGATGGAGTTAATAATCAAACCCCAGATCATATTGAAATATTTAGCCCATTGGGAGCATATTCTGGAAGAGGTCAATCCTCTATAAGCTTAAATACGGGTTTAGTTTTTAGAACAGACAAAGATGTAAGTATTTTTACTATTAATCCAGTAAATTATTTTAGTAATGAGTTTGAAACAATGTCATCATTAATAAGCACATCTTTTTATGACAATCCTTTGCCTTTAGCTATTAAGGCAAAGGTAGCAAACAAGAGAGTAGTTATCAAAGCTGGAACTCCAGTTGCTACAATTATTCCTATATCTTTGTCAAATTTAAACGGTACAAATATTGAAATTATTAAATACCAAGATAATGATAGAACAAGATCAGATGCAAACATATCCTATGGGTCTGCTGCACAAGAAATAAATTCGTCTGGAAAATGGACAGACTGGTATAGAGATGCGGTAAATGAAAAAGGCGAATCTGTTGGATCTCATGAAGTAAAGGCCCTAAAATTAGGCGTAATAGATAAAACGAAGGGTGATATAATATAAAAATGGAACAAAACAAAGACTTATACAAAGTAGTTAAAAGAACACCGTCTATAACTCCATCTGGCTGGTTTGGGGATAGCAAAGACATGATTGTTGAGCTAGAGAACTTCATGACCCAAGAAGAGATAGATTTCTTAGAGAAAGCTGCCAAATCTTTAACCATTTGGGATGTTACGGAAAGCCATACAAATGAGAATGGGACCGTTACCTACGACTCAGATTATTGGAAAGACCGAGTCGCAACGCAGCCAACTTTAGATAAAAATGACCCAAAGATATCTCCAGTAATTGCTGGGCTATTTCAAAGACTACGACCAATTATTGAAGAGTTCTACAAGGTAGAGGTTATACCAACTGGTACAACTATTGTTAAATGGCTTCCTGGGCAGTTTCAAAAACCACACGCTGATAAAGAGCTTCACGAGGGCCCCGACGCTGGAACCCCTAATGATTTCCCAAACTATGACCTATCAAGTCTATTTTATTTAAATGATGATTATGAAGGCGGGGAATTATATTTCCCATTACAAGGGGTTCAATTTAAACCTAAAAAGGGTGCTGCTTATTTTTTCCCAGGAGATAAAAACTATGTGCACGGAGTAACTGAAATTAAAAGTGGACTAAGATTTACGTGCCCTTTCTTTTGGGAAATAACTAAGCATACAGGTGAAAGGCAGCCGTAAGATGACTGAAAATAACTTGGAGTCAATAGAGATATACCCGCATATTATTGTTTATAAAAATCTTTTTAAAGATATTTCAAAATCTTGTAAGATTTTAAAAGATTCTTTATCAGAAACAGAAGACAGGCTATTTAGCCCCTGGACCCAATGGTCCTTTTTTGGAGAATATTTAAATCCAATAATTCCTAATTTTTTTATGTCTGCAATGTCAGACAAATATGGAAATTTAAAAGATATTAAAACTTCAACAAAAATTGAAGAGAATCAAAAAAACTTTGCTATAGAGATGATGGATAATTTTCATTTAGCAACAGAAGATTATATTAAAAGATATAATATTAATGTAGACTTAAATGAAGTGTCTATCGATGAAAGCGGCAATCCCGTATCAACCTGGAAATGGACAGGTGGAACAATAGGTAAATATCATATTACTAATGATGATCAAGAAGTTGCAATGAGATACCATTCAGACTATATAAGAGAACAAGGATATGCTCCAGACTATAAGTTTGTTATAACATGTACAATATATTTTAATGATGACTATGAGGGTGGAGAAATTGACTTTGCAATGGGAGATAAGCTTGTAAAATATAAACCAGAAGCAGGGGATATTTTAGTTTTCCCATCAGGGCACCCAGATTATTTAACAGAAGAAGGAAAACCTTATTTGCATGCAGTTATGCCTGTGCAAAAGAATAATAAATTTTTATCAAGAATGTATTGGCAAAAATATCAAAAAGGAACTGATGAATGGTATGCAAAAGAAAAAGAATTTGGAAAAGAAGTTTGGGCTAATATGCAGCCAGAATTAGAAAAAGCATTTAGAGACAAGTACCCTCAAAGAATTACAATAGAAAATGGAGTAAGAATACGATGAACTTGAATAATAAAATTAGATTAACTAAAGATATTGTTATATATGAAAACTTTATAAGCAAGGAAGATTGTGAAAAGATGATTGAGGCATTAGACGCTCAGGCAGAAAATGGAGCAATTTCTTGGATGCCTATTTCATTTTATGAATCATACTCTTCAATACTACCACAAGATAATGATAAAGAGTTACTTGATGCAGGACTATCTCCAACTATTTTTTCAGATATTGAAAAAACAATGCCAGAAGCAATTGCTTCAGTCCACGACCTCGATCCAAAAATAATTTCTAAGATTGGATATCATACACAAAAATGGGAGCCAGGAGCATACGCAAGAGTTCACTCTGACAATACAGATGCTGAAGGAAATTCAGGAGCATTTACAAGAAGCCGCTATGCAGGGTTCTTGTACCTTAATGATAATTTTAAAGGAGGGCTTTTAAAGTTCCCAGGACAAAATTTAGAAATTGAGCCAAAGGTTGGAATGCTTGCTGTTTTTGACGGAGGATTTAATAATATGCACGAAGTATCTTTAATAGAAAGCGGAGTAAGATACACTATTGGTTCATTCTGGGATGATAGAGAAGAGTCAGACTATCCGCAAGAATTAAGAGATGCTTGGGCTGCAGAAATGAAAGATACTAGAGCTAAGCAAGAAATTGAAAGAGCAGAATGGCAAGAGCTGTTAAAACAAGGCTGGAAGTTAGATGCTGACGGAAATAAATATAAGGTTGAGGATTTATAAGTGGAAGCATTCCTTAAAAAAGAATTTGATGATGCAGAATACAAGACTGAGGTTTTTTATGACCAGGTTTTGTTTGTAAAAGATTTTTTACAACCAGAAGAATTAGATACTATTTTAGAAATAATTAAGACCACTCCAAACGAAGATTGGTCGATAGAATATACAAAAAATCTTGCTAGGTTTTGTATGGAAAAATTTGGAAGAGATGATGTGGACAACCTTGTTGCAGAAGGAAAGTTTGAAATTACTCAGGGATGGGAAGACAAAAACTTAAATATTACAACTGAAGCAATAAGCACAACTCTTCAGGGCAGACTAGGTAAACTGCTAGAGATAGCAGACCCATCACTAGAACTTGCTGGATTTGGAACACTTCAAAGAATGCAGGCCAAGGTTGAGTTGAAGGCTCATACAGACCAACACACAGACCCATCTATTAGATATGCTGCTATACTGTACATTAATGATGACTACAAGGATGGAACTTTATTCTTTAAGAATAAAGAAAATTCAGACTTAAGACCAAAACCAGGAACGTTGCTTATTTTTCCAGGAAATGAAGAATATGAGCATGGAGTAAGGTTTGTAGGAGAAGGACCCATAAGATATGTTACTGTAGGATTTATGAAAGAAAAAGGATTTTATGAAAAGAATAAATACTAAGGGGAGAAATAAATGAATAAAGAACTGCTAGATCCAAAAGTATATTATTATACTGAAGCAATTGAAAATTTTGATAACTTTAAGCAGGTCTGGAAAGAGCTAGACAACCTTGAGCAGTATCCTGAATCAGGTGTAAATGTATGGAACCCTTGGACATCTTCTAACGATAAAACCTTTATTTATGGAGAAACAAAAACGTTTGATTCTAATGCCATAAACAATATTGATGGAGAGGTAGCAGAAAAGAGTAAGTATATCTATGATGCCATCATGACTACAATGTATAATGTATGCAAAGACTATGCCTCTTCTTTAGGTGATTTTGATGAACCAAGGCTTTTCCCAACTTTTAATATAAAAAAGTACAATACTGGAATGGGGATGGGAGCACACTTTGATCAATTAGATGGAGATCAAACCCTAAGATATTCCTTAGTTATGTATTTAAATGATGACTGTGAGGGCGGAGAAATATCTTTTCAATTAAAAGACTATGATGGGGGATGGACAAGTACTGAAGGCTGGAAGAGCGGTGCACCAGCAGTCGATTTAGACTATGCCGTTGCTGTCTCTAGCAAGGCAATTGATTTTGGGGTAAAGCCTAAAGAGAATAGTGTTATAATTTTTCCAGCATATGCTCCATACTTTCATACAGCACATATAGTTAAGTCTGGAGTAAAATATATGATTCCTGGACACTGGATTCATAATGAAATGGAATTAAAAAAATCCTCACAAAATTCAATGTTGCAGGAATAGACATGATAGTAAATAAAATTTATGACGATATATATGAAATAGAAGATTTTATTACTAATGATGAGAATCAGTATATACTAAACCTAATTAATTCATTAGATGAAAAAGATTGGTTTTGCGAGAGAGAAGATTATACTACACCAGAATTCTGGTTTGGCAAATCAATGTTTTTTTCAGCAGATCATCCTCAAATAATTAAAGATATAAATAAAAGAATAGAATCTCTTTTTACCAATTCATACGCAATCTCTAATATAGCATGCCTTAATAGATATTCTAAAAATGAAAATATGGCAACGCACAGAGATAATCATACTAAAGATGGAGATATTCATTCAGCATATGGAATAGTATTATATTATAATGATAACTACCTAGGCGGAGAAATTGAGTATCCAGAATTAAATATTAAAGTAAAGCCCAAATCTAAATCTTTAATAATACATGGCGGAGATATATTGCATGGAACATGCCCCGTCCTTGATGAAAACATTAGATATTTTTCAACAGCTTTTGTCAAAGAAAAAATTGGCACACCAGCAAAATTAAACCGCCAAATATTTAGAGATAATTAATATTATGCAAAAGACTGCTATTGTAACTGGAGCGAGCAAGGGTGTAGGATTAGCAACAGTTAAACGCTTATCTGAAAACGGATATAAGGTAATTGCCGTCTCAAGAAATTTATCTAAGGTATCTGAGTTAATATCTGAAAATGTTGAAGTTTATCAGTTAGATATAACAGACTCTAAGGCAATAGAGACCTTCTTTGATAAATATAAGGACACTACTCTGGATCTTTTAGTAAATAATGCTGGTGGAGGATCTGGCCCAACTTATATTATTAATGAGACTCCAGAAAACTTTAGAAGAGCTTATGATATAAATGTCACTGGCCCAATGTACTTGTCTCAACTATTTGCTCCTTGTATGGAAAAATCTGAATCACCTACTATTATCTTTGTTACTTCATTTGGAGGCAAAATTCCATATCGCGGTGGAGGCAATTATACTAATGCTAAAAGAGGTGAGCGTGGCTTAATTGATACAATGAGACTTGAGTTTCCTCAATTTGGAATTAAGATAACAGAGATTTGCCCCGCAACTATTGACACTCAAGAGGACAAGAGAGATCAAGCTTTAACTGCGGAAGATTTGGCGGAAGCAATTTATTGGGTTGGGTCACTGCCAAGCCATGTAAATATTAACCAGATTGAAATGTGCCATATCCATAGCAGCAAGTACGGATAGAGTCACTTGTAATATGATGCTATTTAGTGATACAATTAATTCAAATGTCATATCAACTTAAAGTAATTAAAGATGCTCCTATAGGCTTTTGGCCTTTAGATGAGACTTCTGGCACCACCGCCGCAGACATATCTGGCTGTGGAAACAATGGAACCTATTACGGATCTTTAACTACAGATATATTTCCTCTTACTTCAGGCGGGTTATCAGCAAGCAAAATTACAAATACAAGCTACGTTTCTCTTAATGTGTCAAATGACTACGACGGTACTTTGGCCAACGGGGGGCTTGGGACTAAGCACAATTCAGATAATGATTTTTCTTTAGAAGTTTGGTTCTACCCTAAAATAACTACAACATCTCTAACCCCTATCCTTGCCGATTTAAATAATCAAGTTGGAATATTCTACGAAAAAGGAAACTTAGTATTTTTAGCAGCAGGGCAAAGACTAGACTATACAATTCCATACATACAAAGATCAATGCACGTAGTTGCTAAATATTCTAGTAGCAATATGTCTTTATATTTAAATGGACAAAGCGTAATTGAGCAAAACTTTTCTAATCTTAAATTTACAAACAATGCTTTAAGTTTATCTATCGGACCAACCCTATCCTCATCAGATTCATTTATAGTTGATGGTCCAGCAGTATATAGATACTCTCTTTCTAAAGAAGATATTTCTAAGCATTATTTTTACAATATGCCAATTAAATATGAACAGATTGCTGTTCCAGACGGAGGCATTATGTTCGACATAAGTGATAAAAATATATTTAAGCAGTTTTCATTTAATTTGCCAAAGGATCAAAGCTTAGAAACTTATTTAAATTCAGATGTTTACTATGATAAAACCAAAAAATATTTATCTTTTATTAAAACAGATACCGCTCAGTCAAAGACTTTTGTCATAGAAGATTATTTTTCTTTTCCAGTTACCAATGGAATAAACAGTTCAAAAGTTGAGTGGTATGGGGATAATGGAATTACTATTGAAACTAGCTTAACTGGTGAATCTGGAACATGGGTAAATTGCATAAATGGAGAAAATATTCCTCAGTATAAAGTAGGGTCTACTAATTTTCAAAACATAGGAAATGTTTATTTTAAAATAACATTAACTAGCACAGATACTAGTAAAATATTACCTCTGCTAACATATGTAGGTTTTTATTTTTATAAAGATAAGCAGTTTGTTTCTAATAATTCAGGAATGTCTATTAGATCAAAAATTCCTTTAGGTGGAGATATAAATTTAGCAATATGGGATTATGATCTTGGTACAGATAACTACCCCATTCTATCTAGGCATGTAGAAAATGGAATAAAGCCATCTGAGGCTGGATTTTATATAAATACAATTCAGGACATTAATACAGTAGAGATGTTTTTTACCCCTAAAACGCTAACTAAAAATTGCCTCCTTTATTCAGAATATAACTCTAATGTAATATCTTATCTATGGTCAAATTCTGGGGCTATAACAAAAAGCAATATCTCTGCTATTTACGTAAATGGAGTAAATAGAACCTCAGCAACAAATATCTCATCATTCTTAAAAGAAGGAGAGATTTGTCATATAGTCATATGCTTAGATAATCCTATTTCAGGAGATATCTGGTTTAACGTTAAGGTTTCAAATAACCTATGGACAAATGGCGGGGGAAAGAATTTATACAAAAATATAACCCTTTATCCGTCTCAGCTAACACAAGCACAAGCTCAAAATCATTATTATCTCTACACTGACAGAGCATCAGTCGTTGCAACAGATAGCCAAAATAGTTCAATTACCCTGACAGAAGAATATGTAAATGCATATGATAATGACTGGGTAGTCATTAGAAACGTCTAATATTGTCAGGTACGCTGACACGGTATGGACTTTGATTCAAAGTAATGGTAGAATAATGATCTATGGACATTAACAATGTAAACTCAAAAATTCTAGAGGAGGAGTCTACCCTTGGAATTTATGTTTGGGAAATGCCAGATGGAAGGTGGATAGGAGATGACGAAGGAAACTATCTCTCAGTTACTTCTAAAAAAGGAAATATCGACAGAATGGATGCGATTACTAGAGAAGTACGCACGTTTGGTATATATGAGGGCAGGCCTTTATTCCTTTCAGCAAGAAGAAAAATTGATGACGAAGAATTTGAATATCAGCACCAAAGACTTAAATGGGGGCTAGTTCCAGACCCACTTGATATTGGAAACTATAAAGATGAAGTTAAAAAGTACGGTAATTTAAGGGGATAAAGATGGAATTTATTGAAGAAGAAAATGAAGCGGTAGATCAAATTCAGCTATCTAATGTTGCTGATTGGTTCTCATTTAATAAGTCTACAGAAGTTACAAGTAACGATCCATTTACTATAGACCTAGATGGAATTAAAAAGCTTAATGGATTAAGCCCAGCATTTCGACGTAAAGTGGGGCGTGAGTTTTCAAAAGCATTTACAGGAATTGAAGAAACTGGAACACAGCAAAATCTCTTAGCACAAGCAATTACTGGCTATGCGATGTTTGATTTAATTGAACCAACATATAACTTAGAGTATCTATCTCAAATCTATGAGACATCTACATATAACTATGCAGCAATTAATGCTAAGGTTTCAAATATCGTTGGACTAGGATATGATTTTATTGAAACTAAAAAAACAAATGACGCCTTCGATTCTATTTCAGATGATAAACAATTGGAACGGGCACGAAAGAAGATTAGTAAATTAAGACAAGATCTACAAGGATGGCTTGATCAAACAAATGATGAAGACACTTTTACTCAAACTTTAATTAAAGTATATACAGACTATGAAGCTACAGGAAATGGTTTCCTAGAAATTGGTAGAACAACCGCTGGAGACATTGGCTATATTGGGCATATCCCAGCAAAGACTATGCGTATCCGCAGACTGCGTGATGGCTTTATTCAATTGCTTTATGGCAAGGCTGTATACTTTAGAAACTTTGAAGATATGGATACCCCAAGTCCAATTACTTCTCAAGAAGATCGCCCAAATGAGGTTATTCATTTTAAGAAATACACCCCTATGAATAATTATTATGGTATCCCAGATATTATTGCTTCACAGATGGCATTGGCTGGAAATGAATATTCAGGTAGATATAACCTAGATTATTTCCAAAACAAAGCGGTGCCAAGATATATAATTACAGTAAAGGGAGCAAAGCTTTCTCCTGAATCAGAACGTAAATTGCTTGAATTTTTCCAGGTTGGACTAAAAGGTAAAAATCATAGATCCTTATATGTTCCGCTTCCTGCCGATACTCCAGACTCAAAAGTTGAATTTAAAATGGAGCCAATTGAAGCTGGTAATCAAGAAGGCTCGTTTGAGAAGTATCGTAAATCTAATAGAGATGAAATTCTATTGGCTCACCGTGTACCAATTAATAAAATTGGAACTCCAGAAGGAGTTAATTTAGCGGTAGCCAGAGATGCCGATAAAACATTTAAAGAGCAGGTTTGCCGACCAGCCCAAATGATTTTAGAAAAGAAATTAAATAGAATATTCTCTGAAAAGACAGATGCCCTACAACTTAAATTTAATGAATTAACTTTGACCGACGAAGATACTCAATCTAAAATTGATGAGCGTTATTTAAGAATGCAGGTAATTACCCCTAATGAAGTTAGACTTAGAAAAGGCATGATTCCTCTAGAAGGCGGAGACAAAGTAATTGAATTAAAGCCACAACAGGCAGCAGATCAACAGGCTAAATCTACTGGAAATAAAACCAGAGATCAACAAAGATCTGCAACTTCTCCCGATAAATCTGGTGAGGCTAGAAATCCAAAGGGCGATGGAGCCCAAGTTGACTAGGACCACTCAACTACTATTTGCCTTTTTATCGACAAAAAGATAAAATTGAGCATATGAATATCGAGAAATCACATTGGTCTAGTGAGGGTGAAAACCTTCACTTATCAGTCCCATTCACAAAGGTAAACAGAGAGCAAAGAACAGTCTCTGGTTTTGCCACATTGGATAATGTTGATCAGACAGGCGATGTTGTAACTGCCGAAGCCAGCATTAAGGCATTCGAAAATTTCAGAGGCAACCTTCGTGAAATGCATCAAGCAATCGCAGTGGGTAAAGTTGTTTCATTTAGACCAGAAACTTATTACGACCAAGCTACAAAAAATTTCTATAATGGAGTTTATGTAACTTCATACATATCAAAGGGTGCACAAGACACTTGGGAAAAAGTTCTTGATGGCACTCTTTCTGGTTTTTCAATTGGCGGAAAAATTAAAGATTCAGATAATGAAGTTAACAAGTCAACAGGTCAATCAGTTCGTTTTATTAAAGACTATGATTTAGTTGAACTTTCAATTGTTGATTCTCCAGCAAACGAATTATGTAATATTTTTTCAATTGAAAAAGTTAATGGCGTAATGGTATACAAGGGCATTGCTACAGAGATGAGTACAGAAAATATTTTTTACTGTGAAGATAGCGATTCAGTTTTTATGTCAACCGAAAAAACATTCGATTCTCCAGTATCTGGAAAGCCAGCAGTTCTAATTGGTTGGGTAGAAACCGCAGATGTAAATAAAGCGAAAGAAGTAGAAAAGATTCTTGATTCATTTAGATCAAGATTTACGTTGCCTGAAACACAAAAAATTGCAAAACAGGCAAACGCAGAAGGAGGTAATGAAGTGTCAGAAAATATAGAAAACGTAGTTGCAGAAGATGCAGTAGCACCCGAAGCAATCGTAGAAGAAACACCAGTTGCTGCTGAAGAAGCACCAGCTGTTGAAGAAGCTCCTGCAGAAGATGCAGTAGCAGACGCTTCTGCTGAATCTCTGGAAAAGGCAGCCAATGTATCAGAAGTTATGGTTGATGAACCTGATTTTGCAAAAATGTTAGGTGATTTAAAAGGCTTTTTCTCAGAAACTCTATTCAAGGCGTCAGAAACAAATGCTGCACAGGTAACTGCTATCAAAGATACAGTAGAATCTTTCAGCAAGAGTGTTGATACTAGAATTTCAGAGTTGGCAGAACAACATACAGCGCTATCAGCTGCTGTAAATGAAATCAAGGGCACCATTGATGGTGTTCAAAAGCGTGTAGATGCTGTTGAAGGCGAAACCGCAATTAAGAAGTCTTCAGATCTTGGCGGATCTGAAGTTGTAACAAAATCAAAATCAAAATGGAACGGTTCTTTCCTCGGTTCCGTAAATGAAATATTTAACTAAGGTAGGTAAAAAATAATGAGCAATGAACTATTAAAAGATATTGCAGCTGGCGCAGTAGCGACAGCAGGATTCGCTTCCACTTCAGGTGGAACAGGAATTCACACCGCTTCCGAAAACGGCAACGGTGGTTTACTTAATCCAGAACAATCAGCTCGCTTCCTAGACTATATGTTCGACGCAACCGTAATTGGTAAGGTCGCACGTACAGTACGCATGAAGGCAGATACAACCGAGATTGATCGTATTGGTGTTGGCGAGAAGCTTATGAAGCTCGCTACAGAAGGTTCAGATACCGCAACAAACGGTGCTGTAACATTCTCAAAGATTTCTTTGACAACAAAGAAGCTTCGCATGGATTGGGAACTTTCAACTGAGTCTCTAGAAGACAACATTGAAGGTCCAGATCTAGAAGATCATATTGCACGTATGATGGCAACACAAGCTGGTAATGACATTGAAGACGTAGTTCTTAATGGTAATACCGCATTGACATCAGACGCACTTTACAAGTCATTCAATGGTATTGTAAAGAAGGCTAAGACCTATGGTAATGTTGTAGATGCAGGTGGAGCAGTCGTTTCTCGTGCTGTATTCAACTCAGCTCTTAAGGCACTTCCACGTAAGTACAAGCAACGTCGTACAGACCTTCGCTTCCTTGCTGGTTCAAACCTGGTCCAAGACTTCCTATATAACAACAGCATTGGAACAAACCAAACAATTCCACAGGATATTGCTTCAAGCATAATCCGTGGTGAGGTTGCCCCACTAGGCGGACCTGCAGGATACGTAGCTCCTTACGCATTTGGTATTCCAATTGTTGAAGTTCCGCTACTTCCAGAGACACAGACTGGCGACTACTCAGGCGCAGCTGGTTCACACGGAGATATCCACTTGACATTCCCAAATAACGTTGTTATTGGTATCAAGCGTGATGTAACTGTATATCGTTTCTTCTGGCCACGTAAAGACTCAATCGAATATACAATGTATACTCGCGTTGGTGTCCAAATCGAACAAGCAGATGCTTGGGTCGTAGTAAAGAACGTTAAGGTTGCTTCTTAATTAAAACAGCTATAGAAAGGCCCCCGATTAATTTCGGGGGCTTTTCATTTTAATTTACTAATGCTATAATAAACATACCTAGACTAAGGAGATTACCATGTCATTCGAGACATTAAAAGTTGCAGAATTAAGAAAAGTTGCAGAAGATTTTGCCGTAGACACAGACGGCTTAAAGAATAAAAATGATATTATTGCGGCATTATCAGAAGAAGGCGTGACCTGGGCTGTATATGCTAAGACGCTTAAGGATATTGAAAAGGCGGAAGAAGAAGATATTTCTGATGAGATACTTCCTAAGTTTGATCCAAAGAAGGATCAGGCAGAGGACACGGTACTTGTTAGAATGACTAGAGCTAATTTCAGATACGATATTTTAGGACATACCTTTACAAAGGATCATCCGTTTATTGCTATGAATGAAAAAGATGCTCAATCAATTTTTGACAAGGAGGAAGGTTTTAGATTAGCTACCCCAAAAGAGGTTCAAGAGTTTTATAGCTAATCATTACCAAATATAATGGCTGAAGTTTATACAGAAAGTAGTACCCCCGTTAAAACTAAGATTTTTTACGGAGGAGAGGTAGTAGATGCAGACGGAGATGTTTCTGTAACTATTTATGATGTTACAGAAGATCCAGCAATTATTCCTTCGCTGAATCCCACCACCTCACTTGCTGTATTAACAACAACTAAGTTAGATAATGATTTTGGAACATATCAAATTATTCTTCCAAGAACATACACAGCCAGACAAAGAAAATTTAAATTTGTCTGGAGCTACCTTATAAATTCAGTTGCTCATTCCCATACAACTTACACAGATGTAGTTACTCCATATGCTAATTTAGCAGAAGTTTATGAAGACTTGAATATTGGAACAGATCCTAGCGATCCAAATTACAAGACGTATCACGAATTAAGAATGGCAGAAAAGTACGGAAGAAAGATAATTGAAAATTATTGTAATCAGCAATTTTCTGTATATGATGACGTCCAGGTTGCATATGGAGCGGGAACAGATATTCTTCCACTACCCTTTAAGTTA